ACAAGGAATGCAGCGCCACGGGCGTCTGGCCGTCCTACCCGGAAGAGGTCCAGGTCATCGACATCAAGTCCACCACCACCGCCGCCCCTATCAACTTCGCCTAACATGGAACCCAACAACGAACGCACGCCCCTCACGTCCATCTCCCAGAATGGAACGTACAAACTGAAACTCATCCGCCCCAAAGGGACCGACAAGGTCAAGGTCTGGGAAGACGGCACGGCCTCCTGCCGCCTCTTCTTCCTCGACGATAAAGGCTTCTGCCTGTCGAAGAACTTCTCCACCAAGTACGGCAAGGCGTTCGCCATGCTCGTCGGTAAGTTCTCCGGCAAGTTCACCAACGAGATCAGGCTCGACGCGACTCCGGCTGAGTTCCTGGAATACATCAGCCCCGCATGCGGCCAGACGCTGCTCGTCGGCGTGGAGGTCGAGGCTAACGGCGAATGGCAGGGCAAACCTCAATACAAATACAAGCTCTCGTATCCCCTCGGCTCCCAAAAGCCTACGGTCGCCGAGCCCACCCCTGACAACCCGCCCTTCTGATGGACAACCATCTCAAGCTGCGGGAAGCCCTGGTCGAGGCCCTGCTAAAGAATCCCGCCATCTCCCTTCGCCGCGTCAGGCGCAAGGTCAAGATGTCCGGCCGCCAGACCCGCATCGCCGCCCGCATCGCGAAAGCCTTGCGCAAGGCTAACGAGGCCGCCGCCTAATGGAACCCATGTCCGCTCCGACCCTTGTCCTGATCTCCGGCTTCGCAAGGGCCGGGAAGGACACCCTCGCGGAAGGCATCCTTGAATGGTCCCGCCGTCCGTCCCGCAAGACGTCCTTCTCAGCCCACCTCAAGGACGCCGCGAACGACTTCCTCTGGTCCCTCAATCTGGAAGGCGACTTCCATAACGAGGCCTTCAAGGTCAAGCACCGCGACCTCCTCGTCACCATGGGCAAGTTCGCCCGGTCCATGAACCCGGACGTCTTCGCCGAGAACCTAGCCCACTTCGTCCCGATCCAGATGGGTCCCGATGAGGTCGCCCCCGAGACGGTCGTCGTTTCCGACTGGCGATATATCAACGAGCTGCGGGTGTCGCAGTCCATCCTCTGGAACCTCGGCTGGAAGGTCCGCACCGTCTACGTCGCCACCGCCGGCGTCGGCCCTGCGAACGAAGAGGAACTCGACAGCATCTGCGAGATAAAGCAGTACCACTCGTTCGACCAGGAGTTCGTCTTCGCTCCTAACTCCCGCCAGTGCATCCTCGCCGAAGGGCGTCATCTGGCCAAGACGTGGAATCTCTGATCGTGGAAGAGCCCATGTCCATGGAGGAGACCATCGCATGGGCCAAGGGCATCGGCATATCCGCCGAGCGCGTGGCCTTCCTCCTCGCCTGTCCCAAGTATACCCGTACCGGGCGAAAGGACCAGCCCGCCTACATTAAGACCGACAACCCGAACCACCACCTCCAGAAGCAGGGCGACTGCTGGTGGCTACGCATCCGTCGGCGTAAGACCGACATCGTCCACAACCTGGGCAAAGACCTCGAGACCGCCCGCCGCCACCGCGACGAGATGCTCGCGGCCTACGACAAAGGCGAACCCATCCCCCACCTCGACAAATGAGCAAGCTCACGAAGTTCGTTTGGGCTTCAGATAACCACGGCGAGCTCGGATGTCCTGACGCCTTGTCGGCCCTCTACGCCTATTGCGACGATTTCAAGCCCGACCTATGCCTGGGCGGGGGCGATCACTACGACTGCGCGCCGCTCCGCAAGGGAGCCATGAACGAGATGGAAGGCGTCCGCTCAATCAAGGACGACCTAACCGCAGGCCATGAATTCATGCGCCGCTTCCGCCCGACGCATCTCCTCTGGGGTAACCATGAGTACCGCCTCGAGAAGCTCGCGCGCTCCCATTCCTCTTCCGTCGTCCGCGACTTCTGTTCCGACACATTCTCCGAGATGAACCGCGTCGCCCGCAAATGCGGGGCCAAGGTCATCCTGCCATACCGACGCGACAAGCCGCTTCGCATCGGCCCGATCACCTGCCACCATGGCATCGGCAGCGACCTGACGAAGATGGGCATGTTTTACGGAACCGAAGGCGGCCTGTTCCTCTGCGGCCACGGCCACACCGGCCAACAGGTCAACCTCCCCAAGTTCGGACGCGGGGCCGCCTACATGTCCCCCGCCCTCGCGCAGCTCGACCTCCTCGACTACTCCGAAAACACCCTGTCGGCCGCCAAGCATAACAACGGGTTCATCGCCGGATGGTTCAAGGACAAGGAATGGAAGGCTTGGATCATCCACCGCCTGGGCGACGGCAAATGGTATTGGCAGACCGACATCAAGACCTTCACCCCGAAGACCCGATGAGCAGAAAAGGCAAGAAACTGCTTTATACCAGGGTCGGCTCAGACCCCGTCCTACGGGCCGTCATGGCCGACATCAACATGAGCGCCGTGAAGCCCGACAAAGGTTTCCTGACGTGCGAACAATGGGCCAAGAAATGGAAGCTCGCCGCCGGGCATCAGGCCCGAATCTATCTCGCCCGAGCGATGAAAATCGGCGCGGTCGTCAAGAAGCGGTTCCGCGTCGTCACCAAAGGCCGGCTCCGCCTCATGGACCACTTCGGCCCACCGCCCCGCAAGCGGTAAAAGATTTGACCACGCCGACGCACATCGGCACAACCCCACCTCCCTCCTATGCCTCTCCCATACGCCATCGACGCGGAACGCCACCTCCTCGGTGTCCTCCTGCGCGATGCTCTCCCTCTCCCCGAAGGCCTGCTCCCTTCGGACTTCCACGAACCTAAGCACCAAGACACGGCCGCCTGTATCAAGGCCCTCGCAGACGCCGGCACGCCGCCCGATGAACTGGTCGTGACCAACAAGCTGCGCGAAGCCAAGTCCACCGCCGAAGCCCACTACATCTCCGAACTGACGACGACCGTCGGCTCGTCACTGCTCAACCCGGGCTGGGCTGACCTCATCAAGCGCAAGGCCGCCCTTCGCCAGATCAGTCTCACCGCGTCCCGCCTGCTCGCCCACGCCAACGAGGAAGACGCCGACCCAGAAGCCCTGGTCGCCTTCACCGAGGGTTCCCTCAAGGCCGCCAAGGGCCGAGCCAAGCCACGCGACACGGCCGAACTGATGCCGCTCTCGACCCTGAGAGCCTTCGACCTGGATAACGACCCTACCTGCCTCGTCGGTAACCGCTGGCTCTGCAAGGGCGGTTCCCTGCTGCTCGTCTCGCAGTCCGGCGTGGGCAAGTCATCCTTCACCCTTCAGATGCTCATCTCCTTGGCAGTGGGCCGTCCCTTCTTCGGCATCCAAGCCAAGCGGCCTTTGCGTATCGTCATGGGGCAGGCTGAGAACGACGTAGGTGACGTGGCGCACGCTTTGCAGTCCATCTGCTCAGGCATGATGCTCTACCCGGACGAGGAACGGCTGCTCGACGAGAACCTCCACATCTACCGCGACACCCACTCGGTCGGGCCTGCCTTCATCGAGCGGATGCGGGAGCTAATTGTTCGCCATAACGCGGACTGGTACGCTTGCGATCCTCTGATGAGTTTTTGTGGGATAGAGGTTTCTGATCAGAAGCAGATGACCGAGTTCCTGCGCCACGGCATCAACCCCGTCCTAGAAGAGACCGGGGCGGTCTTCATGGCCGTCCACCATACCACGAAGCCCCGCTCGGCTAAGGACAAGGAAGGCCAGACCGTCGCCGACCTCGCATACGCCGGCTCAGGCTCCAGCGAGCTGACGAACTGGGCCCGCGAGGTCGCCTGCCTCCAGCGATGCCAGGGAGACGAACCCGTCTTCAAGTTCGCCCTCACCAAGCGCCGCGGCCGTGCCGGCCTGAAGGACCACGCCGACGACTTCGCCAACGAGATCACCATCCGCCACGCCCGCCAGAAAGGGGTCGTCCGATGGGAGTACGCCACCCCCGAGGAGGCCAACCCCGCCCAGACGGAGACCAGACCCGTCCGCAGGGATAGCGATTCCAGACCCGCCAAGGCCTCTCCAAGGCGTTTTCAGGCCGACTGAGGGTCAACCCCCGTCCTACCCCCTATGACCCCCCTTCTCCTACCCGCTCAAGGTCCGACTCAAGGTCCGACTCAAGGTCCGTCCTTATCTTACGATAAGGGGTTCTTCGGGCTTACCCCCTCCGCTGGAGCGTCGGGACGCCCTTGAACGCTGCTCAATTCAACCCACCGAGATGACCCGCCGCACACCCAGAAGGGCCACCCCTGCCCAACTCCGCTTCCTAGCCGCCAAGCGCCGCTGGTCTAGGATCAGGCTCAAGGCCTGGAGAGAGATGCCCGACAGGATGGAAGCCGCTCGCCGCGAGGCCACCAAGGAGGCAGCAAGGAAGAGGAGAGACAAGAACGACGGACTCCGTCAGGTCGTGGCCACATGGCCGGACATCCTCACCTCGCCTCAGCTGAGGGAACGCATCGCCTCGGACATCGACTACAAGGGCAAGCCGTCATCCCTGGTCTACCGACTTCGCCGGCACGGGATGCTTTCCTTCCGCGAGGACGGGATGTGGGTCAACCTTTGCACCTTGATACCGAGAGAAGATGGGCAACCTAAACCGTAATGGCCAAACAACTGCACGATCTGGAGGCGCCTCACAAGGACGCCCGGTCGTTCGATGCCTGGTTCTTCGGCCTGCCTAAGGCGCAACAAGACAAACTCAGGGAGGGCGGCGTGCTTCCCTATCGCGAGATGGTCCAGCCTCGCCGCGTCTGCGAGGTCCAACCTTGGCGGCGCATCTGGAACTCGACCGAGCAAGAGCAGCGCGTGGAGACGGACTCGTTCATTAGTCGCGAGCACGTCGGGGCCATGCTGAAGGCCTTTATCGATGCGCTGGCCATGACCGACGAGTATAGCGTGCGCCGGCATGTCGAGCTCGTCAGATGGGCGCTCGACCTACCCGGCTGTCTGCCCGCGCCTGACATCGCCCGGATGTATGACGTGAGTAAGCAAGCGATCCACAAGCGGGCCAAGCTCATGCGTGAGCAATTCACCCCTGACGCCCTTGGCGCGTGGACCGGCGAGTACGAACGGACGGAAGCGCAGCTCGACGCGGAGAAGAAACCGACGAAGAAGGCGAAACGAAAGGGAAAGCGATGAAAACGCCTGCAAATAGGGGGTGGGAAGGAATCTATTCCCCTTGGCCGTTTTCGTGCGTGGCCTGCCACA